CTTTACCTCTAGTCCATTTACTTTTAGTGGCAACTGTATCATACCCTTCTTGTCCATGATAGACAGAGTTCTTGCCACTATTGGAACCATAGTCTCTGTTATCAATCTGCCAAAAGCAGAACCCATATTCTGTGCTAGCTCTTTCATTCTTTCCACAATCTCAGTAGCCGACCTTGCAGACATATTGTCTGGAGGTAAGGTATCGTCTAACAACGTCTTTTTAATATTCATCCTCAAGTCATTGATAACAATTTGTGAGACGTTGAAATCTCCAGAGCGAGGTAGTGGTGCGAGTGAAGCACCTTGAGGTCCACCATTTCGAGCTACTGGGATTATGGAGCCAGGTGTTATTCTTATGTTTGATGGGTTGATTACGCCATCATCTGCTGCTGTGTAGACACCAGCACAAGCTATAGAAGCGTTCTTCAATAGAAGCTCTAGCGTTTTATTGAGAGTCTTGATGTCAGCTATGGCTGATACCAAAGGACCTCTACCAAAAGTTTCGCCTGCAACTTTCATGTATCGTGATACAATCCAAGGAGACTCATCCATTCTTTTGTAAAGAAGTTCTTCCCCTGTCTTTTCATATACCAGATGATAGCAATAATCTTTTCTATCTGGGTCAACGATAACAGCTTCACAAAGTTCTATTTGTTCTTGAGGCTTGGACTCCATAAGTTTGAGGATGCTCTCTGGCATCTCAGCATCTGGGAACTGTCTTTGTATTGCCTCAACTCTAATCTTATACTTACGATACACATTGTCCACAGTTCCGTAAGGTCCTTCTTCTAGGGCAATGAGATACTGTGGCACTGGCGTAAACTGCACAGGGTTTACATCATCACCTTCTTGAACTAGCATGACTGCTGTTCCAACACAAAGGTCAAGCAGAAACTCTCCGATAGCCAAATCAAAGTTTGACTGACGAAGAACTGTAAACATTTTGTCGAGGTAGATGTCAAGTGCTTGCTGCACTTCTGCTCTTCTATCTGGCGGGATATCATCCCCAGGTTCTAATCTGCACCACTTCTTGTAGGGAGGGAACAAGCCAGATTGGATTCGATTAGCAAATCTTTGTGTGGAATGAATAGCTGTACTGTCAAATACCATGTTCATTTTATTTTGACCTGGTACATGACCTTCGTAGTATCCGTCATATAAGTTTCTTTGTGGTAAAGCGTACCTGTAACAATCTTCGTACACTGTCCTCCATAGGTCTTTTCTAGCAAACGCTTTCTTTGACCTATCCATTACTTGTTTCGAGTCTAGTCTCATCATGTCTTTTTATGCCTTTGTGCAAAGTTTCTAGCACTTTCTTTACTTCTAAAACCCCAAGCCTTGAGTGCTAAAGCAAGTCTTGTTGGTCTACCTTTCTCGTCTTTCATGCCACCTTTCATACCAGCAAATCGTGCAGCAAAAGAAACTCTTCTTGGTCCAGTACCTGTTTTCTGTGGCGACTTTAGATTACTTCCCTCTTTTCTTTTGAAGTATTCTCTGCCCGCCTGGTTAAGACCGCCTTTAGGGTTCTGGTATTTCTTTGCTACCATTAGAAATCTACCTTGTACTGAAACCCTATCTTATCCATAGATATATCTAAATCAAATCCTTTATCGTCAAACAAAGGTTTGCCTGTTTGTAAAATCTGATTGTAGAGGTCTTTAGCATTGAAATTCAATAACATGGCTTGAGTATTTCTTTGCTCCTCTAGTTCTTTTCTTCTATTATTGAACCAAGTATAAGCACCTAGCCTATCTACTACAGTCTTGTCTTTAAGGATACTTGCAAACACATCGAGCTGTCTGTCAGATAGAAGTTGCATCCTATTAATTATATTTTGCTTTACTACAGCAGTCTCGCCAGTAATTAATCGCTTACCCTCTTTTGTACTGCTAATAACACCAGCATCGATTAGCTTTTCGTAAGCACCTCTTCTAGCTCGCATAAACTCTCTTTGTTCCTGTAAAGAGCCTGCCTTTCTCATTCTTTTCTTCTTACCATCAAGCAGATTACTTATATCTTTTCTTTGTTTTCTAACCTCTGGTAAACTTAAAGCTCTGGCACTACCTTTCTCTCCTGTACCAACACCTGGAGTTCTAGTTCCATATTCTTTTATAATAAATGCTTCAGACATTAGTACCTCATCAATCCTTTTTTCCTAGCGGAACGAGCTGTTTGTTTTTTCTTTTTCTTTTTTGTTTTTTTTACTTTTGTATGATAAGCCATGACTACGCCTTCTTCTTTTTGTTTCTCAACATAGCAAAGTCATCTTTACTAATTTTACCATCTTTGTTTGCGTCTAGCTTTGCTTGACCACCCTTCAATGGTTTTTTCTTTTTCATGTTATACATTTTCATTGTTCCTGGCATTGTGTTACTCCTCTTTTTTCTTCATTTTATATATACGACTTGCACCTTTTTCTACAGCCCTTCTGCCTGGTTTGGTATTGATAACTTTAGTATACGCTTTAAGAAATGGTTTAAAAACCTTACCCATCCCACTCGGTAGCTCATCCTCTATTGCATCTATCAAACGAACTGGTTCTAGTTTTCCTGTTTCTGGATTTATTCTCATCACAGTTGGGTGTAATTCTTTTTTTGCCATTATACTAATCCTTTCCTTTTGGAACGTAACAAGTCTTTATCAGCTTTCCTTGCACCACCTTTACCTGTTACAAAACTTTTTACTCTTCCCATAGCCCAAGCCTGTGCTGATACGTTTCGTGAACCACTACTATAATATGCCCCAAGACCTCTCTTGTATACTTTGTCAAGTGTTGACTTACTAAACTTTGCTGTGTAGCTTGCTGGGTATTTAGGCATTTGCTCTCCTCCTTGATATCTCATCCATCATAGCTTTGGTTAATAATCCTTTCTTGTATAAACGTCTTGTCCTCAATATCTCTGCTTCTTTTGCACTAGGGTTCTTCGCCCCAGATAAATACTTTAGGGGTACGCCTTTCTTTGACTTAGGAACCTTTGCAAACTTTCTAGCCATTCTCTACCTGTGTGTCATCTAATATTCTTAGCTTTGGATTTCTAATATACGTCATGTTCTTGGATTCCTTCCTGCTCCTAATGTTGATTGTGTATTGGTATCAGTGTAACCTAGCAACTGTCCACCTACTACGTTTCTGCCTGTTCTTGAGCTAGGTGTTGGCTCCTCCTTCTTTTGTTCGGGAGCAGTTTTCTTTGCTGTCTCTTCTCTTCTTGGGGGTGGAGGGACTGGCTGAGTTCTCTTCTTTGGTTTTCTAAATATGCCACCCATTACCTAAACCTTCCATAAGGATTCTTGATTGTTTCTTCGGTAGAAGCTCCTCCAGATAGTAGGTCAAGATTCTCTTCGTTTATAAAACCACCACCTCTCATAGCTCTTCTTCTTGATGCTATGGACCTTATCTGTTTTGCTTCTTCCCTAGCTGCTCTAGCTTCTCTTTCTTCCAAAGCTTTCTGGCTAGCATCCATTTCTGGTGGTCTTGTGTATTTAGGTGTCTTAAACAACATCCCCATATTTACCGCTCCTTTTTTAATCTACTATACATTATCATATCTTTTTTATCAAACGTATATTTTTTTAGTACACCTTCCCTAGTAAAAGATATATTTTCAATCCAACGTATAGCTTTCGTATTGCTAGCTAAAACTGTAACATGGATTCTGTGTAAATTCAACTCTTCCATTATAAGGTCCATAAACTTCTTAGCACCCTTATGAAATTTTATCTTGTGTTTGCTGACCAAGTTTCTATCTGGTATCATCCATAACTCAGCTACACCATACCATTGTGGGCTTACACCAAAGCATAATACAGGCTTGCCCGCATCTAAAACTGTGTAGCCATAACCATCTTGTGCGGCAGCATCAAGATAATCTGCATATCCAGGCATCTGTTGTAAGTGGCTCTTATCATGCTCGTGCAAGTCCATGATGTTGAGTAGGTAAGAACGAAACGGAACAACGGACAGACTTGTCCCATGAGTAGCAAAGATATAGTCTAGTGTATCCTCATTCATGTTCTTTCAGTCTCATCGCTATCTCTTTCCACAACACCCAGTCCATGTAGACACCAGGCTGTTCGTAATCTTCTACCAGTATCAGCAAATCAGCAGAGCCTTTCCACTTCTTGATAGTTGTAAAGCCACCACCATTCTTTCTAGCCTTGACCTCACAGTTGAGTCCACCTATCAAATCTACCTGCACATCATGAGGGAAAGCTGCCAAAGCACCAGACAATGGCTGTCTCCTTGCATTGATATTCATAGATTGGAATAGCTTTACTATTTTGTTTTCTACTCTTGTACCTTTACGTTTAGCTGAACTTGTCATGCGAATATATCAAAATCCGTGTTCGCAACTGCTTGTTTGAACTTTGGACTATGCCCCCTTGTTAGTTGTCTATGTTCACCACCACCAAGAACCAGATACATATAAGCATCCCCAACGTGTGAGTGTTCGTTCTTGTTTGGTGTATCTCTGTATCGCTCACCGCCAGATATCTGTACCCTCTTGAAGTGATACCCACCAGCTAAAGCTTTTCGTAGTCTTTGACATTTCTTGTCAATGAGTATGCCAGGTTTACCTTCAATCAGTCGGTTCATCGGCATAGCACCAGCTTCTCGTCTGACTCGGAAGTCGTTACTGTTTGTTGGTCTTGCTACCAGCCCTATAGACTTGAGATGGTCAAAAGCAGTAACCTCGTATATCTGGTCTCTCTGCATACCAGCAGGGTCTCCCCATACTAGCACATCATGCTTGGGAAACCTTGATGCCAGTTCTGACTTGAGCATAGAACCAAATCGTTCTAGCCCCATATCGAATGTAACTAACTCATGGAGGATTACCCATCTGCCATTCTTGAGCTTCTGCCCAAAGATTGCAGCAGGGGTCAAACCAAAGTCAACTCCTACCTGTAATGGTATAGATATGTCAGACTGTAGCCCGTCCTCGCACATAATACTATCATCGTATTCATTCATGACAGGTTTACCTTCTTGAACGTAGGTATATAATCCCTGTGCATAACATCTTATCCAGTCAACATTCTTACCAAGTAATGTTTGTTCATAGTACCCAGTGGGCAGGTTCTTCTTGTTTTCTGCGAGTGGGTTAGTTGCCCACCAGGTATTTGCTGAGAATACAAAACCATTTGCTTCTGGATTCTCTGGCAACTCGTCTGTGTTACATTCCTCTACAGCACCAGGCTGTCTGAAGAATGACCACTTATATCTCCCTTTCATCTTTTCTTTTTCTGCTAGTCTATACCACCAATGGTCATCATCCATAGGGTTAGTGTCCATGATAATGCCACGCCAAGGGCTTGCACCCCCATCGGACAAAGTTGGATATCTGCCTACCCTATGGGTGAGACCATCTATGACTGCCTTCGGTAATTCTCTAGCCTCGTTCACCCATGCACCTGTCAACTCCATAGACAAAAGTTTGCGGACATCTTTGGGTTGGTCAAGTGCGAGGAAGATTACCTCACAGTCTATACCTGGGGCGTTGTCTCTTGACGGTAGTTTTATGTGATGTGTCAATGGAGGAGACCAACGGAAAGGACCCCAGATATTCTCTGGAAACAACTCTTGCCATGTCTTTATGGTAGTTGTTCTAAGTTCTGGATATGAGTTTCTGACAACAACAAACCGACTATACTTGATGCCATCTCTCGGTGAAGGGACTTGACTAACTGCTTTCAACATTATCTCGGCAGCACAAGCGTATGACTTGCCACTACCTACAGGTCCCATGATACCACGTACAAATGATTTATCTTGCAAGAACTTCCACACCATAGGTGAGGTAGAGATCTATTTTCCCT